AGCCGGGCCATGATCATCTCGCGACGGTCCATATCAGGGGGTCTTGCTCAAGATTAGCAGCGCCTCGCCGGCGTTCTCGCCCTCCGGGCTCGGGCGCATCCGGTGGCCCTCGACGCGCCAGGTGGTGCCGTTCATCACCAGCGTCGCGTGCCGGAAATCAGACGTCGTCAGCCCCGCGGCGAGCACGTCGGGCATGTAGACGAGAGCCGCGGGTTGGATCGTGCCGAGGTCGCCCGGCTTGGACACGTCAACGCCGGCCGTGCGATCGATCGCCGTGAGCGAGACCGAGGCGCCGCCGGTGGCGCGGGTGAATGTCGCCGGCACGCCCTGTACGCGATACATCGGCCGATAGAATTTCTTATCGTAGTTGGGCAGCATCAGACGAGATCGACCCTGTACAGGTCGAGGCTGCTATTGAGCGCCCCGGTCAGATAGCTTTCGCCGCCCGTAGCGTTGGCATAGGTGACGGTGCCGACGCCCTCGACGGCGACAGACCGCAAGTCGCCGGCCGCGCTTTCGAGCGACGCCACGGCATCAGCCGCCTGCGCTACGATCCAGCCGAGGATGGCCGCGGGCACGGTGTCATAGCCGGCCTCAAAGGTGACGGTCAGCGCCTCCGGATAGAGGCCGAATGCCGGCCAGGACGAGCCAGCTTTGAGCACGAGGCGCCCTTGCGCGCCCGCCCCGACCGCGACGTAGGACGCCGGGTCGAAGGTCTGCGACACGCCATCCGCATCGAGGTAGGTCACGCCCGAGACTGCGCGGAAAGGCGGGCGCGGCAGGTTCAGTGCCGCCCGTGGCGAAAGCCAGCAGCAATCAGTCGGCCCATCGAGCGACCAGCGCAGGCTTTGCACGCCGAGCGCGCGCCCGGTGCGCAATTCGGCAAGATCGGTCGCCGCGGCAAGCTGCTGCTCCCAAATCGCGTCATCGACGTCGGCCAGCGCCGGAATGCGCGCCTTGGCTTGCGTCGCCGTCACGAGCGGCGCTGGCGGCGTGATGACGATCAGGGACATCTATCAGCCCTTGCGCGGGCGCCCGCGGCGACGCGGCGCGCCGCTGTCGTCGTCGGCATCATCGCCTTCGTCGGGCTCATCAGTCCGCTCAACGAGCACGCCCGCATCGACGAGATGCTTGACGTCCGCCGGCAGCGCCTCGCGCGTGTCGCCGCGCGCATAGTGGCGGTCGCCCTCGTGCTGCACGAGGACGTCATAGACTTTCGTGTCGGCCATGCTGGTTTCCTCCAGAGCGAGGAGCGGCCTAAGCCGCCCCTGCCATTGTCAGGACGTTGCGTTAGGCCACGCGGCCGAAGTCGCCGCGGATGAACGCCTCGGGCCGATACACGGCGAGGGCCAGACGCTCCTCGGCGAGGATCGTGACGAGGTTCTTAATGAAGTCGTCCTCGTTCTCAGTGGCGAGTTCGACACGGGCAAGCCAGCGGTCGAACAACTGCGCGCCGAGGCGGAACGCCCCGGTCAGGAAGGTGTCGACCGCGATTGCCTGCGTCGTCACCACCGGCAGGCCCCACAGGGTCGGAGCGATCTGCCCCTGCGGATTGCCGATGATATACCTGCCCTGCGTATCCTTGAGGGTTTCGATCCAGGCCCAATCGCTCGGGTGCATGACGTGACCGGTCGCCGGATATTCGGCGAGGGCGGCCTGCAGCATCGCGAGACGAATCAGGTCAATCGAGGTCGGCGAAGACAGCGTGATCGGAGCAGAGTAGGCGGTCGCCTGCGGCAGGATGCCGAGCAGGTTCTGGCCGGTGCCGTCGCCGTTCAGAAGCTGCGCCTCTTCCTTGTAGGCGAGGCCGTACAGCAAGCGCCCGTCGATGTAGGAGCGCAGCTGCGCGGCGTCGTCGAGGACCTGGCGCGACGCCTTCATGTAGTGCGCAATCACCTTGGCGGTCGTCGACACCGTGTCGAACTTGAGATCCGACTGCGGCTTGGCCGCGCCCTCGGCCACCATGCCGGCATTGTTCGTGAAGCCCGTCTCGCGGACGTACTCCAGAGCATTGCCGTCCATCTGGCCCGGCGTGATCAGGTCACGGACGGTCAGACGGCGATCCGGCGGGGCGATGATGCCCTGCAGACGGGTCGCGCGGAACAGGGCACCCGCAGCGCCGGCCGTGTCGGTCGTGGCGCTGGTGATGGTGGCCTTGGTCTGCACGTCGACGCGCCCGCGCGGCTGCGCCTGGCCGAGGAACGACTTCACGCGCTCGTCCTCGACGAACCGCTCGCCGAGGGTCTTGTGCTCCTCCGGCGTGCCGCCGGCCGCATGGCGCGCGGCCTTCTGCTCGAGGTCCGCGACCTGCTCGCGCAGGCCGTTGAACTGCGTCAGGAGCTCGTCCGCGGCGCCCTTGGCGGCAACAGACAGATCCTCGCCCTTGCTCGCCTTGCCGATCGCGGTCTCGGCCAGGGCCTTGACCTCGTCGAACTTGCGATCAAACGCAGACTTCACCTCGGCCGCAAGTTCTGCGGCCGTCTTGGTCTCACTCATTGGGGTTGCCCTTAGGCTAAGAGGAACAATTCAGCCGAGAAGCTTCCGCAGAAACTCTTCGGCCGGGTCATTCGCCTCAGTCTCGGGCTCCCCCCGAAGAACCGGCGCCGCCTTGCCCGCGAGTGCGACAGCAAGACTTTTCGAGAACCCTGCTTCCCGCAGGAAATCCTCAAACTCTCGGACGGAAGGCCGCTCGCCGGCCTCCAGAATGCTTTTCACGCGCGTGACCTGCGCCCGCTCATTCATCGGGACCGTCACCAGCGAAACTTCGTGCACGGTGAGCTCGTGCAGTTCGCGCGCCTTGGTCGTCATCTTGTGACGAACCGGAATGTAGCCGATCGACAGGCCCGACAGTGCGCCGTCCGCGGCGAGCGCGTGCGCTTCCTGCCCTGCGGTGGTCTTCATCGCGAACCGGCCGCGGACCATAAGCCCGGCGGAGGTCTCCTCGAACTCATTCCAGGCGCCGACCGGGCGCTTCTGGTCGTGGAAGAGGAGCATCGGAACGGCCTTTCGGCCCGAAATCGACTTGGTGAGAGCGCCCGGCAGGATGATGTCGCCGCCGTGGTCGACATTGCCATAACCGGCGGCCAATCCTTCGATATAGCCCGCTTCGTCGATGGTTTTCGCCTCAAGAGCGAAATCAAGCGCCTGCATTAGCTGACTCCACGGGCGAATTGAGTGCGATTTGCCCCGCTTGAGTGATCGGAACGTTCTGCGCCTGCATCCGAGGCGTGTCGCCGCCCGCAACCGGCGGCAGATTTTCGAGCGCGCGGACCTCGTTGATGGTCATCCACCCGTTCATCAGGCCCGAAGCGTAGAATTCCGCCCGCGCCTTACTGTCGCCGCGCAGCAATCCCTCAAGATTGAACTCGATGGTCAGCCCTTGAGCGCGGTCCTGCGGCGTCAAAAGCTGCTTTTCGAGCGCCTGTTCGATGCGTTTCAGGCGCCGCCGAAGGGTGAATTTCTGAAATCCGAGGGTTTGCTGCTCCAATCCGGTGCCCCAAGAGGTCGAATTGGCGGTGTGGCCGACCATATGCGGCGGCACGCCGAAGAACCGGCAGACTTCCTCGACGCTGAAGCTGCGCGATTCAAGCATTTGCGCATCTTCAGGCAAAATGGTGAGCTGCTGCCATGTCGTGCCGCCCTCGAGCACCAAAGGCTTGCCGGCATTGGCTGCGCCCGCGAATTTCACCGCCATCTTGTTCTCGGCGATGTCGCGCTGCTCGGGCGTGAGAAATTTCTCGAAGGTGAGGACGCCGGACGGGCGCAACCCGTTCGCGAACGTCGCCAGCGACGCCCGATTGACCGCCGAGGAGAGTCCGAACACCTGCCGGCCGTAGGCGATCGTCGACACGCCGCCGAGCGGATCGCCGCCGAAGCCGCGGATGTGCAGCATTCCGGCCTGCGTCCGCCGGAATTGCTGACCGTGCTCAGACCAGGAATATTCGATATCGCCCGTGTCGAGGCGCCGAACCGAGACGATATCGGGCCGAACCGGATAGAGGGCGGCCACCCGTGAGCCGGTGCGCTCGATGCGGGCGAATGCGTTGCCGCGGAGCTCCAGGCTCGCAGACAGAAACTCGACGAAATCGACGCTGGTTTGATCGAAATTCGGGCTGTCGTGCAGGATCCGGTAAAGCGCGTGATCCCGGGCCACCGTGCGGGCGCCATCCGGCGCCGTCCGATAGACCATAAGCGGCAGAGAGCCGATGGTGCCGGCAAGCAGGTTCACGCACGCCCAGGCCGCCGATAGAGACAGCACGGACCCTTCGGTCACGGGCTCGGCCGGCTCGCCGGGCGCCGGACACGGGTCGGGCTGGCGCACGGTCCAAGGGCGGATCCAACCGCCCCCGAACTCCCCGAACATTTTCTTGAGCAGCTTCACGCGGCGCCCGCCAGACTCGCGAAATAGTCGTTCATGCCGGCCGCTTCCTCAGTGTGGGTCGACGCCACAGACATCGCCATGGCGAGCGCCACCGCGCCGTCTATGCGACCGCGGCTCTTGGCCTTGGTCAACTTGCGATTACCTGAGGCATCCCGGTCAACGACCGCATTCGCCGCGCACATCGTCAGAACAGGGTGATTGCCGTGCGCGAGCTTGCCGTCGAGGATTGCGCTTTCAAGCTCGCGCAGGGCCGGCGACATGCTCGCATAGCCCTGGCCGTGCTCTTTGAACCGCTCTAGCTCGTCTTCGGTGAAGCCGGCTTTCTCAAGCCATGGCTTCAAATGGCGCATATTCCAGCGATCGAACGCAATCGCCCGGACGTCGCAGCGATCGAAAACCCTGCGCAACTCCGCGGCCACCCATTCGTAGCTGATCGACTTGCCCGGCGTGGTCGTCAGATCCCCGCTGCGCGCCCAGGCGTCATACGGCACGCGATCCTGCCGGGCCCGCTCGCGCAGCCCTTCCTCGGGCAACCAAAAGGTCGGCCGAACGTGCCAAACGCCATCAACCGGGGCGACGAGCACCAGAGCCGTGAGGTCGGCCACCTCGGACAGGTCGAGGCCGGCATAGACCGGCAGGCCGTCGAAGCTCTCGGCCACCGCGCCGCCGCAGGACTGCCAAAGCGCCCTGCTGATGAAGGGCGATTGCGCCTCAACGCGCTGGTTTAAGTAGAGCCAGCGGAAGGAGCTTTCGGAGGCTGGTTGTCGTTTCGCCCTTTCCGCGAAATCGGCGATATCGGACAGATTGCGGAACACCGCCAGCGCCGGGTTCGCAGCCATCCAGGCATCTTGGTCATCAAGAGCACAGTCGGCCGGCGCGGTATACAGATGCGAGACAATTCGAGGATCAGCAGATCGACGGGCATCGTCAAGCCATACCGAAAAAAGGTCCGCGTCGGTAGCCGCTTGCGTACTGATGGCGATCAGCAGCGGGTTTTCGTGCGCGCCCTGCGCCGTCTCGATGGCCTCGACGAAAGCGTCAGTCGGGCCCTTGACCTGGCCGACCTCGTCGAGGATCGCGAGCACCGGCGAAAGACCGTGAGCCGTTCCCGCCTCGGCCGAAATCGCCCGGTATTCCACGTTCATCGGCAGGCCGATCAGCGTCTTCTGCGACGGAATGATCTTGACCAATTTCGACAGTTCGGGAGACATCCGAACCATCTTCTCGGCCAGTTTGAAGACGATCGACGCCTGATCGCGAGACCGGGCGCCCGATATCACCTGGCTGTTTTGCTTTGCCTGCGGCCCCACAATATGAGCCAAGGCAATCGCCGCGATGATTGCCGACTTGCCGTTCTTCCTAGCAATACTCAGGTAGGCTCGCGACGTGCCGGCCGGGTTGTCGTAAACGTCGAGGATGAATTTGCGCTGGAATGGCAGCAGCTTGAACGGCTTACCGACAGACGCGCCTTCCGGGATGCGGCAGAACCGCTCCACAAAAGTGCAAACCTTCTCGCCGTCCGTCATGCGTCAGTGTGCCGGCCGCGCCAGAAGGTCATCATCGAGCGGATTGTTGGCTTCAATGCCGGCCGCGATCGTGCGACGCTTGGCAATATCGCGTGCATCGCCGCCCTGCGCGCGCGCATGCAGTGCCAAACTGCGCCGAAAGCTTAAGATACTGCTCGCGTGCATTTGAATGAGCGCTTTTCGCGGATTGACGACAGGCGTGCCCCTCTCTGTCGTCATCACCGAGCCTTCTTTGCGCAACTCGCGCTGCTCTTCCTCCAGATCGGCCATCGTCCGCGCCAGCATGGCGGCAAGTTCGAGCTGGTGCGCGCTCCATTCGGACCGCGCGAACTCCGCGATGACCGATCGAAAGAACGGCAGGTCACGCGCCGACAGCGGGACAGAGGCCGGCGCCGTGATTTGCTTCGTGGCGGCAGCCATCACCCGGACTGCCTCCGGGGCGCTGTCAATGCGAGATTTTCGGGTTTTCATGGCCAAAAATGTGAGTTTGCGTTGAAAGGGGAC